TGGAGTAGTTAAACCAGTTAAAGAAGTAATATCGCTGTTAGCACCTGATTTGGCGGCAGTTAAATTAGTGCGTGATGTAGTAGCATTAGCCACATCTGAAAGATTACTAGCTTTTAAAAGATAAGTAGCACCAGCCGCAGTTAATTGACTAACTGTAGCCCCGTCTGTAGACGCTATTCCATCGGCTAAACCAGTAATGCGGTTAGCACCCATTTTAAGGTTGCCAGTAGCCGTAGTTTGTCCGTCTGCGGCTAATGAGCCTGTAAGGGCAGTAGCAATATCTGTAAGAGTGTTATTAGCCCATGTGCTAGATATAGTTGTGCCAGTTACTACTGGGTTACCAGCAGGTAGGGTGTAAGTACCCGATCCGTTTCTACTCATTTTGTTTTCCTCAATGCGTCTGCCATACCTTCAGGCGTATAGTTTAATGATTCTTCAACTTTTTTCTTTAATTCTCTACTTTTTGCCATTTCAGCAACCGTTTTTGCACCTAACGCTTTAGGAATAGGGAATTTACCAAGCAAGTCTAGACCACGAATAATGGCACTACTGCTGTTAGAGTAGTTTGCTGATCCGTCAACATTAGTGTGAATATCTAAAGTGGTATCTAACAAATCTCTAATTTTTTGAGCACCTTGTTTACCAAACAAATAATCTAACTTTTCGTCATCATCTAATTCTTTGACAATGGCTTTAAACCTAGCTGGAGATACGATTGGATTACCTTTAATATCATTTTTAGTAGATTTAGTAACTTCATCTTTCATGTATTGAATGGTTTGACCTTTTAACTCATTTAAGGCTTTTGCTCCATCTTCACCGCTTGTTTTTAATACATATCCAATAGCTTTAACATCATCTAATGAGCCATCTAAAATGCTATGTTTAAAGACATCTTCTAAGGCAATCATGCGGTCTTTGTTGTAACCTTTTTTGGTATTAAGCAACTTATCTACATAGCTTGAATTTTCGTACTTGTTAGCAAGTTTTGTTCTAAGTTTTTTAGCTTCTGTATAGGCTTCGCCACCCTTGTTTTCTGTCATTTTATTAATGATTTGCTTCATTTCAATAAAATGTTTTGGAGCGTTAAAATCGTAATTTTCGTTAATAACTTTGTAAATATCTTCTAAGGCATTGATTGGCATAACACCAGTTTTATTTGGATCATTTCTAGCAATTTCTTCATCAACTACATTAAGTATTGGAGATAATTTTGCTCTAACTGTAGGGGCTTGTTTTTCAATGTGGGCTGTAAGAAGTGAATAATCAATTGGATCTTGCATTGCACCTTCGGCTCTTGCTTTTTCGTAAGCCTTTCTAACTAAACCAGCATCTTTGTCATAACTCTTTGTAAGAACATCATCAACCACTTTGCCAACCTTACGCAAAGAGAAAAATTCTTTATTGTTGGCATCTACAAAAGCATCAAAGTTCTTTAAAATGGCATCATTTCTATTGGCTTTACCTTCAATTAATGCTTTACCAGCAGTATCAGGAAAGTTTTTAGCAGTTTCAATTTCAAATGCTTGCTGACCAAAATCTTTAGTAGCTTCACCTTTACTTAAAGTAATAGGTACAGGCAAGTTTTGAGCCCGTTCAAAACGGGTTCTAGCTTCAGGAACTTCTGCCGCACCTACTCCAGCCATTGTTGGTTCTCTACGCAAAGCACCTGCAATTCTTGATGTAACGGGTTGAACTGCACCAGCTATTGTGCTTGTAACAGGCTGGATTGTTTCTTGGATCATCTGACCTTCATTGCGTAATGCCCCAGCCATTCTTCTACCAGCAGGAATCACGGATTCTTGAATCATTGGGCGTATTGCACCTGCCGCTTGCATAGCAGATGGAATCTTGCCAATTACAGGGGTAAAAGCAGGGATCTTAGCCGCAGTCAACGCTTCACCAACAGCCCCCAATGCTTCTTGAGATACAGGAGAAGTAGGTTGGTATTGCATTGCTTGGCTTGCTTGCTGTGCGTACTTTTGACCTATTTGTGCAGGGGCTTGACCTGTTTGGATTGCTTCAGGAATACTTCTAGCTATGCCGTAGGCTTGTGCTAATGGCTCAGTAACCATTGCTCCAGCAATAGCCGTAGGCACTTCGTACAAGGCTTTTACCCGATCCATCATTGTTACTGGTCTAGCTTGTGGCTGTAGATTGACCGCATTAGGGCGTGATCCTACAACAGTAGGAACATCAGTATTAATGACATTCCCAGCATTAGGAGATTGCGATAGTTGATACCTAGCCAACAAATCTGCCTGAGTTACATTATCAGGTACATTTTTGACTAAAACGCCATCGGGCATCCTTACATCCATGCTTATCTTCTTCCTGTAGGTAAGCTATTGAAATCAACTTCTTTTTTAGGGCCTAATGAAACTTTACCTGTGTCTTTAAGTTGAGTATCAATGGTATCCCAATCACCATTAGGGTAATATTTTTTCTGTAAATTAACCATTTGTTTCATAGTTGCAAGGCGAGATTCATTAGGAATGTTTGTGTTTCCTAGATCACCAGCTAATTTTTGATACAAAATAACATCAAGAACACCTTGTGGGCCTTCAAATCTTGGTTGCTTCATAGTCAAAGCACCTGAAAGCATTTTTAATTGTGCATCTGCTTCTGATTCTTGTTTTCTAGCACCAAAAGGCAAATTAAATGCTTCGCCAGTAGTTGTAACTACATTAGATAAAAATCCTGAACTTGGTGCGTTAGAAGCCAAAATCTTTCCTGCTTCTTTCATTAACTCAAAACTGTCTTTAGCATTAACAACATTACCTTGTTGTTTTTTGCTAAATTCAAGTGCTAATTCTCTATTTTGTTTAGGACTTAGCATTGGGTCAGGTTGGTATGCTGGGATTGTGCTTGAAGCAAAAGCTGGTTGACCTTGAGGTTGACCTTGAGGCTGACCCATAGGTACACCTGTGCGAACCATAGGTTGACCACCACCGCCACCATAACCAGTAATTCCTTCATCAGCCAATCTAGCGGCATCAGCAGGGCTCATAGATTTAGGAATTCTTTGCAATACTACAGTTGGATTGTTTGGATCACGCAATTCAATGGCTGTACCAGTATCAATTTGCAATGGAGCACGGGGTTTACCTGCCCCAGTAAATACAGGCTTCATAGTAATTGGGTCAATTAAAGTATCTTCTACACCTACTTTTATTGGGCCTTCATTCATCTTAGTAAAGGCAAATTGTCTTTGTGCGGCAGATGCTTTTGGATTTGCATAAAGATTTGCATAATCAACTTTTCCAGCTTCTTTTCGTTGGTTAAAATCAGCCATAGCAGAAATTTCATCTGCTCTTAACTGCTTTGCTAAATTAATTTGGGCATCTTCGGCTTCTTTAATACCTCTTTGACCAACATAAGTATTGGCTAAACCAGCTAGATTTTGAAATATGCTAGGGGCAACATAGCGACCACTAACCATTTGTCCTTGTGGCTGTTGCATACCTTGTTGCATCAACATTTCAGCCATTTTTTGCTGGCGTAATATCTTTTGTTGCTCCAACATCTGTTCGGGGTTTAGTGTTCCAATATCAGCCATAATTAATCCATTCCTGTGCTGGTTGTTGGCACTTTACCTTGACCAAATCCACCGTACACATTTTCAGCACCGTATTGCATCATTTGGGGAATAGAACTAGCGTAATTACCTAGTTTGTTTCCTAAACTTTGTGGGTCTTTATTACGCAACATAGAAGCTAAAGCCATAGGGTTTATACCACCGCCCTGAGTTTGCCCAGCTTGGTTCATCAATTGATTTTGCTGTGCAAGTGCGGCTTGTTGATTGGCTTGTTGCTGACCAAAGTTTTGAAACACGGGTTGCAATCCACTAACATCTTGCATTGGTTGTTGGGGTAGGATGTAAGGATTCATAGTAGTCCGTAATCTACGACTTTATAGCCGTCATTTAAAGTTTTGACTGCGTAAGGATATACTTGCTCTACTTCTTGAGCCATGTAGCCGTAATGAACGCCTGATCCAGCTAATTCGTGATCTTTAAACTCAGGTTTATATTCATACTTATATATTGTCAAGCCGTTGTTGGCTATACCAATAGGCTCAATGTTTTCTTTAGTACGAATATCCGACATTAAAGCCGCACCGCCAAGGCTAAATAAACCTTGTGTCATTGCATTGTTAGCGGCATTTTGTGCGTTAGCCGCACCCATTTGGGCGTTATAACCCATTTGCGTTGCACCTAAAATATCAGCACCAGCCGTATTAGCTTGCATTGCAGGGTTTACAAAAGTAGGACTTTGTACTTGAGCACCTGAACGCACCGCATTTAGCGTGTTAATAGGTTCGTTACGCTGATATGCTAATTCATTAAACCCTTGTTGACGGGCTTGTTGACCAACGCCAAATCCTTGAGTTGTAGCACCCAAAAGAAGATCGTTTTCACGCTGGGATTGAGCCATCATTGCTCTGTTATAGGCTTCAGATCCTACAGGAATACCCTGATTAGCTAGTTTTACATCTAATGCTTCACGCCCCTGTGCAATTTGGGGTTGAAGTCTTTGCATATAAGCATCTTGATAGGACTGACTAGGATCAAAACCTGTAGAAACTAATTTGCTGGTATCAAAAGGTTGGTCAATCATCTTTTCTACATAACCAAGACCTTTTTGACCTAATTGACCAGTACCAATGCTTAATTGATTTTGAATATCTAATAACTGTTGTTGTTCAGGAGCAAGGGTTTGTTTAGCTGACCACATAGGGTTGCCATACTTGTCTTCACCCGACATAGAATAGTTAAGACTGCCGTAAGGCGTTTCTTGATTTACACGATTAGCCGCAATATTAGCCCGTGCCGCATCTAAATTGCCTGCCGCAGTTTCTTTTGCCGCACCTGCGTAATCAGGTGGTGGCGGTGCAGAAGCCGACTTTCCCATATCTTTCTCCCAAAAATCTACATTTGTCTTTTGACATTACAAAAAACAACAAATCCCCTGTAGGAAAAACATCAAGTAATCGTGCTTGTTCCTCAAACCCCAATTTCTTGACAAACTCTACCGACTTGTCGTTACTACTTGCAACTGGGGCAACAATCTTATCTACCCCTAATTGTACAAAAGGATAATCAAAAATGGTATGTAAATATTGCCTATTTAACCCTTTTTCTAAGCAAATATGGCAAGTTACCGATTTTTTATTAAAGTCCTCATACCAAACTACCGATTCTATTTCATCTGTTACCCATCCGATTGTCGTGGAATTTTCGGGTGTCCATACCATGTTCAATTTATTGGCGATAAATGGCCCTAATAAATCTTTATCAAAACATAGCATTTATAAGACGCCACCCGTCTCCATTACATAATCCGTACTAGCCCAATGCAGTTCAATACCTTGCGATGCAACATTTATGTTAATTGATCCAGCAAAACCTGTTCCTGTAACCCCTTGCCAAAACTTAGTAGTAGTCAAAGTACCACCCCAATTAACATCATCCCACAAGGATGTGTCCCAAACACCCACATCCAATGTTGCTGGATTAAAAGCAACCTGATTGGTTAAAGGTTGGGTGTCAAAATCGGTGCTAATACCGCATAGAACTGTCGGTAAGCCGTTATCGGTCTGTAGGATAGGGCGTACTAGCGTGAAGCGTTTAAGCTGTCCACGGGTGTCAAAATAGCTATAGGCTTGCTGTGCAGTTGCAACAATATTTGATCCGTTATCTGAGGGTTGAGTATAAAACTGCCCTACATAGCCGTTAGCCCCAAAGTAAATCTTGTTATCGGCAGATACTTCCCAGCAAATAGCGTTTACCCCAGTAAATCTAGCCCATGACTTAGTGATGGTGTGCATAACATACTGTTCAAACCCTAAACCAGTAGGAATGTTCAAAATCAACATATTTTCACTAGCAAAATAGTTAATCTGCCAGCCAAATTCAGCATAAAAAGTTGTTGCCGCTTGGCTTACAGCAAAATAAATTTTGTCAGTTAAGTTGATCCGTGGGTCTAAACGGGATGACTGAAGTGCGGCAGACATCGGTACTAAGCCGTCTTGGGTTAGCAATAGCAAGTCACCACCAAACTTGTAAAAGCATCTACGGCTAAAGGTTTGACCCATCTGCCAAACTCCAACCTCACTCCAAGCATTAGAATCACTAGGGTTTGTACCCTTGTAAACAATGACTTCGCCCATGCTGGTAACAAAAGCGGATAGGTCATCTACGCCATAACCAGCATCTAAAGTCCATGTTCCCATTGCTTGCAGAAAACCGCCTGATCGGGCTATTGATCCTAGTGGGAAATCTAATGCCGCACCACCGATAGATTCTACGGGTAGATACCAAAAAGTCATTGTGTCTTTTTGCACAAAAAACAGTCTGTTTTGGCACATATTGACATTGACAAATACATTGCTGTTTACGCCAGTAATACCTAAAACGGTGTAACTTCCAACTACGGTAGCATTAGCCGCTGGTGCGGTAGCCATTGTGTAGGTAAAGGCACTAGCACCCGTTACAGTAACAACATAAGTACCGTTGTAATTTGATTCTGTAGCACCGCTAATAACAACCCGATTACCTGTTACAAGTCCATGCGGTGCGGCAGTTGTTAGGGTAGCTGTTAGATTACCTGTACCACCCCGTGTGATAGTTGAGATAGTCTGTGCGGTACTTGTAGTTGCCATCCTAGCCCAGCGTGTACCGTCATAAATCATAGCGGAATCTTGACCGTTTACGGCAATAATAAAATTACCACCATCGGTAGAAATCATGCAATGCTGAAACTTGCTGTTAGCTAATCCTGTAAATACAGAAGTTGCAACAGAAGTTGATGCGTTATATATAACCCCGTTAGCTACGGCAAAAAGCGTGTTTACGCCATCAAATCCAGCGTAATTCATTAGGGTTTGTACTTCCCCCGTGATTCCTGTAGATGCTTGCGAATATCCTTTTCTAAGGGTTACATCAGTAGGCGTAGGAAAGAAATTGACTAATTGCACCGCATCTAACGGTTGCATTTCAGCTAACGAATCCCTAGCGTTCCACCCACCAATAGGGGAAGCTAAAGAAGTAGTCTTAGCGGTAAACTTCTTAGGAACTGGCATTATTAAGAACCGTAGCCAGTATCGGGAATATTAGCCCAGCCAATAAGCACGGCACTTGGAGCAGGTGCAAAAGATAGGGTAGCAGAGCCTTTATCGTTAGCTTTAGCTATTGACAAATAACGGCTGTAATCTTGTTGCAATGCAGTAGTGTCAAATGACTTAATTTGAAAGTATTTGAGTTTAGTCAGCAATACGATAATTGCGTCATCTAATACGGATGTATCGGTATCTACTGTAAAGCTGTTTTTAACAACATCAGCGGCACTTCTTACCCAGCCTTTAGAACGGTACTCGAACCCTAAATATTCTTGGGTGTTGTAGGGTGGCCATATTTCAAATTTATTGCCTAAGATTCTCCAACGAACCCGTGGGCCTGTTGAAATATATCCTGATTTAAGCCATTGCCATTGCTGTGCATCAACTGGGCCAAGCATTTGCCAATGGCGGGTTTTGTCCCAAGAAGTATT